ATCTCCATCAGTATAGCTATATGCTTGATCGGTGCCTTCATCTAATGTACTTTCTGCAGTATTAATATTGAAGTAAGTACAAATTGTAGGCGGTTTATCTGTAAATGTATAGAACGTATTATCCAATCTATCTTTCTTAGAGTCTAAGATAGAATTAATAGTCCCAACATAGGTAGTATCTAGGAATTTTCCCATATGTTACCTCCTTTATTAATGAGATGTTTAAGAAAAAAAAATAAAGTGAGCGGATGAGGTTTATCCCCATCCGCATCATAATATTTGTCTTACTGAGTCTTTAATCTTAGATAATGGTACGCCATAATCTTTTTCTCCAGATTCATTTCTATGGAAATACACAGAAGATCCTCTAAAGAATTGGATATTATTATTTATGAAGAACTCAGATTGCCTCATAGATATATCGCCAGCATCATCATTATCAAAATATAAATGTAAATCCATATTCATAATCCCTCTAGAGAGAATTAATGAAATTACATTTGGATATTTATTGCCTGATGCAGCCATATATATTCCATTAGCCCCATATGATAAGTTTGTAAATACCGAAAGAATATCAAATTGTCCTTCAGTAATATTAACTAAAACCTTATCGGTTGTTATAGGAATTTGAGCTGGAATAGAGTAAGTTTTAGTGAAATTATTTTCTGATAGCTTCACTATTAAATATCGGAATTTCTTATCGACTGGCTTAATACATCGCATAATTAACGCTGTATTATTAATCGAGAGGAAACCCACATACTCACGTTGAATTCGCTCATAATCAGATTCTGTTGCTCCCAGAACATGCACAATCTGACGTTTGAAGAACGTAAAATCAAATATAATTTTAAGTTCTAATAAATACCATACTGGTAAAACTACCCCTAAACGGGAATTTACATAGTCTACCTTTTCTTGATAGATTCTATCATCTAAGACAAAATCTTTATACTTTATTATTCTTTCATCTGTAGAAATAGAAGAGTAAGCTTTTGGCTTACTCTTCAACATCTTCTTATTATATTCTTCTATCTCAGATATTAAAGATAAGTCTTTTATCTTTAATAATTCTAAGAAGTTTCTATTTACTAAACCACCTGCTTCACATTTAAAGCAATTATACATAATAGGTTTATCTTTAGATACACCAATATACATATGCTTCTTTCCAGGTGATGATGTGTGCCCGCAATACGGACATCTTAAAACTATTTCTTTTTTACCAGCCGCAAATTGCGAATCTGGAATTGCAGATTTTAATCTGTCCGCTATATTCATTAAAAATACCTATTATGCTTTAAAGAAGTAAATATTAGAATATTCAATAATCTTAGCTTTAATTACCTCATCTCTTGCTTCAGCATGTAAGAATTGTAATCCTTTTAAGATGGAATATTCATTACAATTTAAGACATTCAATAGATATTTTAAAGAACGTCCTTCAACCAATACCATATAAAATAGTTCTTGGTAATTGATTGTTTTACGACCAGTAATATTTATTTCTCTGCCTTCACTAATAAATTTAATATCTTTATCATCGATATTTGTAATAATATTAGTAGGGGTTGCAATTGGGGCAACGACTATATCTTCTTCATTGTATTTTGAAGTGTCATTATATTTTTTATCAATGGTATTACATTCTGTATCGAGAATATATCCTACAATTTGATTTGGACTAAGCTCTGGATATTTTTCTTGAATCTTAGCTAAATTATGGTGATTATTAAATTCTTTTTTAACTTCAATATTATATTCTTTCATTATATTTACTCCTATATTATTCAAATTATTTAGTATGATTCTTTTCATTAAAGATAGATGCTCTTAATGAGAAGAATGGTAACGAATTTTTAATATTAGTAGTATTAATATCATCACCTATTAAACTATATATAAATTCATATCGCTCACATACTGGGCTAGTGACGTATAATCTAACAAATTTGTCAAGTTCTTTATATATATTAGGGTATTTATTAACAGTATCTATTAAATTTTTGATAGTATTAAAACTAGAAATATTATATGTTAGATTATTTTTATTAGTAAAATCTTTAATAATTTCTACTAAGCTATCTACTGTAACATTTTTATTATTTAATATTACATCTATCAGAATATCTTGCATTTTTATAGTATATTCTAGATCATACCTTGCTCCAAATACTTTGAGGCTAACTGCAAAAATAGATATACTCCTATCCATATTATTGTCATTTTCGAACTTGCTCAATGTATGATAAATTTTTACATGATTATTCGCATAGTCTAAAATTTTATCATAATTAAAATATCTATATAATGGATTATTAAATATATGATGCTTTTTATTATTATTAAACTTGCGTATAGCATCGGCTGGATTGAGATTAATAATATCTATATAAGTAAAATCAGAATTAATATGTTTAACCATTCTATCATATGCTGTATGTAAAATATCATAACTCAGTCTTGATGAAAATATTTTAGTAATTATTTTATTTTTACCCTTTAAAGACAAGTTATTTCTCTTAATGAAATCATAATTGATAATGTCTGTTTCTGTTACATTTTTCAATAGTCTTTCCATTATAAAACCTCCTATAAAATAAAATTAAAAAGTTTATTTTGTAAAACTATATTACCTCCAATATATAAAATTTAGGAGATGAGTTTAATACTCATCTCCCATAAAATTATTTACTTAATTTAGATACACGTTTGGTTAGTACTTCATAGTAACCAGTCATATAATGTAACTGCTCAGCTAGTAGATCGAAGTCTTCACATTCTTTATTTTCATTTAAGAATTTGATCAATCGTTCTACTTTTTCACCAAGTTCTTTACGTTCTTCAATTAGTCTTGTTTTCCAATCTTCCATTTTAATTTTCCTTTCTTTTATAATAAGAATAAATATATCTATAAATATAATATATATATATCTTTTAATTTTTACAGATATTTATTTTACCAAATCTGTCAATATTAATAATTTCTCCAATCTCCAATGTAGGAATATCAGAATGACATACTTCCATAGATTTTTGGATTGCTTCACTACAGCTTAAGGGAACTCTATTAAAGTAATCATAACTAGGATAATTATAATACATCCAAGGTATAGACTCTATAGTCTCATTAGGTAGAAAGATTTCAGAAATTCTTGAGGATAAAAGTTCACCATCAAAACTAAGTTCTGTATCTATACTGGTGACTTTAAACATAGCTTTTCCATCTCTCGTTATAAATTCCTTCTTTTCATTTATAATAAATATGCAATCTAAAAACCTTCTAATTTGCACATCCATATCTTCAAATGCTAACAATTTCAAAGTATCTAAAATCATTTTAATATATCTTTCTATCACAAAGACGAACTATTTCTATTCTACCAAATCTATCAATATTGATATAATCCCCGAATGCAAGTTTAGGAATATCACAACTGCATACCTCCATAGATTTCTGAATTGATTCACCACATCTTAGAGGAACTTTATTGAAATAATTATAGCTAGGGTATTTATCGCATAACTGATTAGGTATAAGAATTACTTTTGTATTAGGCATAATGTTTTCAGAAATTCTTGATGATAAAAGTTCACCATCTAAATTAATTTCTGTATCTATGCACGTGGATTTATACATACTTTTTCCATTTTTATGTATTAATTCCAACTTTTCATTTCTAATACATATACAATCATAGACTTTCTTAATTTGTACATCCATATTTTCGAATGCTAATAGTTTCAGAATATCTAAAATCATTTCGTTCTACCTCACACTAATAACGAAATTTATTTACACTACCATATCTATCAATAATAAAAGAATCTCTTGGTGTCAATGTAGGAATAATAATGATAGCATATACTTCCATGGATCTTTGAATTATTTCGCTACATTTTAGAGGTACTTTGTTGAAATAATTGTAACTAGGATATTTATCACATATAGCAGTAACTTTATTGCTATAACTTTCAGTTATATCTGATTTTATAATTTCACCATCATTGCTAATCTCTGTATTGATAGCGGTAGTTTTAAAACCATTTTTTCCATTTTCGATCACTTGTTCTGTCTTACTATTTGTAATACATATATGATCATTACACTTACTAATTTTTACATCCATACCTTCGAATGCTAACAATTTTAAAGTGTCTAAAAGCATATTTTATGCCTCCTGATAAATAAATAGAATACGATAGGAGTTCAACTCCTATCGTATATCATATTTCTTATTATAATATTTACTTCGCATGAATTTAATCATATCAGTAAATGCATCTCTAGCTTCACGATTGAAGTTATCGACATTTTTATATTTACCAGTCTTTTTACTTTGAGTCATAATATTATCAGTATCATCTAAGATATAAACTTTATCTTTATCATCATCTAAGTCTGCATAATAAAATTTATCTTTATTAATACCAAATCTATAACCAGTAAATTCAGATCGGAAATTTTGTCTGTCTGATAAAATCAATGAAGAGATGATTGAATAATATCCAATTAGTTTCATTGTTTCTTTATCCTCTAAGAGTATTAACTATCTGATTTATCATATGGTAATACTAATGTCAGTATTGTAGTAATACGATGAGCTATAACATCTTTTACTTTTGAATCTTCAACTTCATTATATAACTTATGTAAGAATAATAATATGTATTGAATCGATTCATTATCATCTAAATCTATAGCTTTTTCAATATCATCAAGTTTATCATATACAATAATAAGAGACAATAATGAAGATACATCACATTCAAATGGTTTAGGTCTATTTGATGGAAATTTTAATATCTTTTCAGATTTACTATTATCTGTAGTTTTATTAAAAGTTTCTTCAAATAAACATTTGGTAACTTCATCTACACTAATACCTAGAAGTTCGGAAATCTCTTCATAAGATTTCTTTCTATTATAATATAGATGTCTGATTCTTCCGTTCATTGCATCCATTTATATCACGCCTATCTATTATTAATCAAACTAGCATAAATCAAGAATTCTTCATTCAATAGTTCTTGTTGTGGTACAAATGGTAAACCTGTATTTTCTTTATTTTCAAAATCGATGATTTGGAATTTGGAAGATACAATTGTAGCCAACATAGCTATCAAAAGATTAGTAATCTTTTCGTTATGATAAATAGCAGCAACTGCTTCATATGTACTAGAAGAAGTAATCTTTTGAAGCTCCTTCTTGTTCATATTTACACGTTTGATTACTTTAACAAACTTACCAGATAGAATTGCTTCCATCGTATGTAGATTATTTGCTGCAAGTATTCTCTTAGCTGCAATAATAAGTTTAATATAACTTGTTAGATCAATAGATCCTAACGCAGATGGATCTCCAAACCATTTATAAAATAGATAGCATACTAATATCTTTTGATGTGGAACTATTGGAGACTTACGTCCTTTAGATAATTCTACTTTATA